CGGCTTGCAGTTCCTTGATGGTCTGCGCGACCTCGGCAAGATTGGCTCTCGTGAAGCTGCGCCCTGCGATGCTGTAAGACGCGCCTGCAATGGCGATCGCTTTTAGACAAGCTGTGAAATCGGTCTGCAATTCTTGCAACGTCGCAAGTGGCAAACCGAAGAATGATTTGTTCATCGCCATTTAAATGTTGGCGATGTCAAAAAGAAAAGGCGCGGGGATTGAACCCGCTCTTGTTGGATTAGAGTGCAAAGATAGTGTTTTCTTTTCCACTTGTGATAACGATGGCATCACGCTCTGCACCAAAAACTATAATCGGCGCATCCAATTTCACAAAGTGTAAATAAGAATCATTCATTGTATGAGGGCGGCCATAAGTAACAACGCCGCTGTATTTTTCTCCGTAATATTCACCTTTTACTTTTGCTCCGACTTGATGGATTTTCATTTTTTCTATTTCTATTTTTTTGTTTCTATCATTGGGATTCGTTCCCTTTGATGTTTCTAATCTCTCACAGAATTTGATTTCTGTAAATAGTTTTTTCAAAAAAAATTACTCGCCCGCAAACCCTGATAAATACTACGCCTCCGCACCTATCGGCAAAACGCCAGCGAGCATCGCGGATGCAAGAGCGATACACTCGCAGTCCCAAAGATGGTTCGGGCGACCGCCGATGCGAACCCACCGTTGCTCGACTTGTTTCGTTTTTGAATTGGTCACATCCTTTTTCATCTCCGATAACATCTGCTTGCGGTAGTCGTCGGACACGTCACGCGCAACTTCCCATTTCGGAACTGCGTCAGCTTGGCGAAGCGAAGCCAATTTATCCTTGATGCCTTCGTTGGAGAAAAAGAAATAAGCGCACTTCAGCCCGTCCGATCCGGCTTGCGCTCCCTCGATTTTAGAAACAAAACGCCGAGTGCGCCTGCCGCCGTCGATATGATAAAACCCGTCCTGCCCAGATCCGTGCGATGCCGTCCACCCACGCCGAGCGCATTGTTCGTAAACAAGCGGAGTATCGTAACCGGCATCAACAACAACGCATCTAGGGACAACATCGAACTGCTGTTGAATGGCGTCGAGCGTTTCCCACGTCAGCGGCCTTGACTCGTGCAAGAGCATCGAAGACCCATCCACGCGGAAGGCGCGGACGATGCACCAGAAGTGATCGCGCTGTTTGTCCACGCACATAAAGCGTCTGTGTTCGCCGTCGATCTTCTGGCCTTCCAGATACTCGGCCTTCGCGTAGTCGCCTGTCGTGATCTCAGGTAGATCGCTCGTTACTTCGTCCTGCCAAGTCTGTGCCTTGCGCTTCTGAATAAATTGTTTTAACGGCTCTAGGTTTCCACTCGACTTGGCTTCGTTGGCCTCGATCCATTCTTTCACAATGCTGAACCAAGGAATCCACCATACGGCGTAAGCCGGATACTCGAACGAGCGATGCCCTCGCACCGGATGCGGGTTGAGTGCGCGGTAAGTTGCATTGTTTGCAAGGTTGCGTCGAGTGCTGGCGTCGTCTTTATATCTCGTTTCGCAGTGCTCGCACTTCATGTTGACCGAGTCTTGCACCTTATCCCAAAGAATCCCGCCCTTCTCATCCCGATCTGTAGTGTATTCGATTTGATCGAACAAGTAACGCTGCCAGTTCCCACATTGTGAACACGTCCAGCCCCAGACTTCTCGCGTTCCGCTATCCCATTCGGCATCTGCCTCATGCCCTGCGTCCCATCCTTGCGAGACGAGGAGCGTTTTGCGGTTCCATCTGTCGTGGTGTCGCGCCTTCAACTCTTTTATCATGCCGCCTTTCCACCGCCAGACCTCATCACCTATGCAATAGCGCATGGATTTTTCTTGCAAGTTGGTCATGTTCGCGCCTCCTGCGAAAAGAACCATGTGCGGAAATAGGATTGTCGTCTTGCGTAGCGCGTGCCGGTCTTCTGGGAACAGGTCACGCACAGGCTTGCATTCTTGGAAGATAGGAAGTAGGCGCGACTCCGTCCAATCCTTCACCATGTCGTCAGTCTGACCCACGAACAATGTCGGCCCAGGCTTTTGAGCCACGATAAAGCAAGCCAGAGTTTCCATCATCGTCGTCTTTCCTCCTCCGGTCGGTGCGCGAAGAAAGACCTGCGTAGTTTCGTCATCACTTGCAGCTAAAAGTGGCGCGTTTAACCACGGCGCAACAGAAGGATCGAAGCGCGAAGCGCGATCCGAGTTAGGTAAACTAACGTGATCGCTTGCCCAATCTAAAATTGTTCCGTCGAATGCGAGTTTGATTCCGTCGCGGATGCCTTGTGCGAGCGGGTTCATTTCATTCCAAAAATCTGTTTGAGCGCGTCGATATTCCCCGACGGCGGTTGTTTAGAAGTCGGCTCCTCTTCTCCATCATACATTGCAATTTCCCACGTCTGATAAAACATCTTGCGAAGACCGGCAGCGGACATCGTCACGTTGCCATCTCCATCGAAGGATGGATTGCGCTTGCAGTATATTTTCCAGAGTTCGCGTTTAGTCATAATTCCTGCACAGCTTAAACATCTTCTCGACGGCGGCTCGGACGTGAGGCCACTCTTCGAGGTCGAAGCGGAGCTTGCCGCCTTCTTGGCTGATCTCCAAGAACTCCCCAGCGGCCTCGTCAACGATCTCGATCTCGGTTACGCTGTCGTCAAATATCTGTTGACCTTTGACTCCGACTATCATTTTTGTTGTTCGTGTTTCGTAGTTCATACCTTTTCCAGTTCAGTTCTGATCTCCGCAAGGATCGACTGCGTGCGCTCGTGCAGTTTCTTCCGTAGGGTTGACTCGTCTAGCCCAGCCAACGCGCCCGATGCATCGTTGACCAATGCCGCGAGTTTTGCCGAGAAGATCGCGCCGATGCGGATGCCTGATTCGCGGACTACGGCGATCTCCACAAGTTCGCCTCGGTCTTGCTGAAGGCGGACGCGAATGCGTTCGCTTTCGAGCAAGGTCTTTTCGAGACGTGCTTCATTTAGCGTAGCCGGCGCGGCTTTGCCCGACGCCTGCAAGTATTCGTCGCGCCATTTTGTCGCGTCTTCAATCGACGTTGTGGGACAGCCCATTTTGACCCATTTATGGACTGCAACTTTGGAGACGCCCCATGCATCCGCGATGACTTGGAGCGTCACCTTGTTAACCTTGGTTTTTTTGATCATGCACAAGAGAGCAAAGAGAGTATGTTAACCCCCATGGGAGAGCTAGTTGCGTAGGGTTCCCATGTTTTTACAAAAGTTTTCATAATATTTGTAACTGAACCGGACTGCCAATAAATTTATTTGACTTCCTTCTATTCAAATGCTTAAGCATAGGTTGTAAGTTTGTGTAATGATTGCACAATCTAACTTGATAGTCTTTCGTTAAATCAAACGAGTCACATGGAACAATATGATCCACTTCCCATACTGACCCATAATTATTCCAGTTCATCCCATGTTTAAATCTTGATTGAAGATGAAGCCTAAAGTCATTCGTTGAGCAACCAAAGTAATTCATTGTTTTTTGCTTTTTTAAATGCCCTAGTCTAATTGCCCTCCAGATCATTCTTGAGCATATTCTTTTTATGTGGTTATGAGATCCATTCAATACAACCCTTCTCTTCGCACGCTCACATCCATGCAATCTTGATTTCTCTATATTTGCCCAATAATAAATATTTGCAGTAGTTTGATCCCTCCAATGTGCCATCCCATTTTTTTGAGCGCGAATAATCAAATCAATCCTCTTCTTAAATCTCCTGATTTTTGTTAATGATAAATCAATACGTTTTATTAGTTCCCTTCGGTTCTTTTCAGATTCAGTAACTTTAATCTTATTCCCAGTATCAACAAACCTTATCGCGGCTTGCTTGCTGCTTGATCGACTAAACCCTTTGGCAATTACTATATTCCTAACAGTAGCGTGATTTACTTTGTATAGCCTTTTAGCTATCGCCTTGCATCCGAACCCAAGACTAGACAAACAAGAAATACATTTGAGTTCCTTATATGGGTTTGCTTTCTTTATCTGGGAATGATCCCCATAGCATCTAATGGAGCAATACTTTTGATCTGAGCTTCCGCATGAAAAATCAATTAAGCATTTGGCGCATTGCTTTTTGTATTTGGTAGGGTTGTAGCCTTTGGCCTTCCCCCCTTCATTCCGTTCATCTTTGATGACTCGGCTTTCTTCTTCGACTTCAAAGAGCCAAGGATTTTCCCGATGTTGATTTGCTGATTGCAGTGTGGGCATTTCATTAAACATATATCCTATCTGCTAGGATTGTCAAATCAATTTATTGTAAATCTCAACGATTGGCTTGAGCGAAACGCGCAACGATTCTCTCTCGTCATCGCGCCATTGATCGACCGGCTTGCGAGCGAACAGGTCGGCAACCGAGCGTTGTAACTTGCCTGCATAGGTCAGCCAATGCGTGCTTGCGCCCGTCGTGCGCTCTGGGTCGTTCTCCTCGCGTCCCGATGAACCTGGGGGCGGAAGGATGCCGAGCATCTGTGCGCCGAGTTTTGCCATGTCGGCTGGCCACAAATCAAGCTCAAGTTGATCTCGGTTGCGTGCGAGATGGATCGCCTTGGCCGCTTTGTCTGGATCGATGCCAAGCGATTCAAGCCACTCGGCTCTATTGCCTTTGATGTGATCCTTGGCGACCATGAGCATCTGGCCGCAGTCTGCCATGCGCAGCACCGCGGCGCGTGCGTTGCCCTTGGCCGTTAAGGCTAGGGCGTTTGCCTCCGCGTATGCGGAGCGTATTTCTGTTTCAATGACCGGCAGGGTGAGTGCCGTTATTTCGTTTGGTTCCATATTTGTTTGTATTTGTTTTGCGGTATGTATTGCGAGCTTCCTCGCTTTTGAGTGATGTGCTAGGCGGAAGGCCCGAAGTGTCGAGGAAGTCCATTGCTATTTTGCTGATAGCCTGCTTTGTGCAGCCTAGTTCGCGTCCTGCTTCCAGCATGGACATACCTGCCGTTAGCGGATGACCAAGAGCAAACGCCACGCCCCACAGCGTCTTGCTCCGGCTGTAGCCGTGTTCGGCTAGGAACGATATTGTTTTGTTCAGAACAACCAAGAGTTTCTCGCTGGCTTCTCGATATGCTGTCATGCGGAATGCGTGACCGGCAGCAGGATCGTCGAACGAATAAAAGTCTGGCGTATACGAAGCCTCGTCGTATTCGGCTGCGTCTCGCGTCAAGTCGTCCATCGAGTTTTGGTTTCGCATATTTTTTTTGGTATTGCAAATTATTTCGTCACCCTATCGACAAAGCGGCTGATGCCGCCTTGCATTAGCACCGGAGCGGAGACGTGACGTTCTCCGTTTCGGTTTTTCATGAGTTTGATCTCGGTATCTGGATGGTTTGCATGGTCGATGTGAAGGACGTAGTCGGCGTGATGTCCGATGCCCCGTGACTCGCGTAGCTCCCCCTTGTCGTTTAGTTGGGACGCGGTCAAGACGCAAACATTAAGATGCAACGCCATCAACTTGAGACGGCGCACAACCTCGCTCACCTGTTGTTCGCGTGTCTCGCTTTTGCTATCGGCGGACGGCGAGCAAAGCTGGATGTAGTCCACAACAACCCAATCGAGTCCGGTGCGCTTTTGTTGCCTGCAAATACTCTCGATAGCATCGATGTCCGATACTTGGTCGTGCAGAGTGATCGGCAAGGCCGAGATGTCCGCGATGCCCATCTTCATGCCGTTGACCTGCGCCGTGCTTGGTTTCTCGTATGCCGAGACGCAACGCCATCCGCTTTGCGCGGCGACTAGGCGTCCGATGACCTGCGTTGCGCTCATCTCTAGCGAGAAGATCACCCCCGCCTTGGCGTTTAAAGCCCCGTGTAGCGCGGTTTGAAGCAAAGCAATAGACTTACCGCCCGAAGTCTCCGAAGCGAATACAGCGAGCGTCCCACGCTCAAATCCGCCGTTTAGCTTTTCGTCGAGACCGGAGATGCCGGTTCGGAATCGCTCTGGCGGCGTTGTTTTCTCCAACTCGCTTAACAGCGTCAGGCATTGTTGCCGGATCGTTTGCGCCGTGGTCGTCTCCTCTTCACCCTCGGTTAGGTGTTGAGCGATGCCGTTTAGGTCGGCACGCATCTCGCGGATGTCGTCTTTGCTTTCGGCGAGCTTCGACATTGCCTTGCGATACCGCCGAGCCTTAATCAGGTCTTTGCGGAAATGCAAAGCGGCCTCGACGTCACCTGTCGGGTAGGCCGTGAATGCCTCGGTGATGTTGTCGTAGCCTCCAACCTCGAAGAGCAAACCTTTCTCCTCCAGCACCGCCTGGAGTCGGAAAATATCGGCCTTGTATCCTTCGTGGTGACACTCTTTGGCCGCTGATAGGAGTTCTCGGTTGCCGCTGTTGAAAAACAGATCCGCGTCCCACCTCGCGGCGTCGAGTGCATCGTAGTTCTGCAAAATGATCGA